CAATAGTTGTCGTTTTACCTGACTGTCTTGGTAATAAATTCGAAGAAAATCTATTATTGTGCATGTTCAAAACCATTTGTTCTTGAACAGGCCACAAATCAAACTTGATTAAACCCTTATCTGTATTGATAATATAAATATAATTTCTAATAAAATAGATAGGATTTAATGAGCATTTAATAATTTCTTTAATATAATCTTCAGTTAAATTTAATTTAATACCCGCTTGGCGAATCTTCGGATTGCCTTCAAATTTAATTGCATGTCCATCGACATCAACATCAAAATCTGGAAGCTCTCTAAAACCCCAATCAATATTATTAAAATTAAAATTATTTTGCATGTTTATCTAAAACAGTTTTCAAACCTAAATCTTCACGGATTCCCCTAATTAAATTAGCAGTGTCTTCATTTGACATGTGAAATTCATTATTATTCACAGTCAATTCTTTTGGAGTTTCAATTAAAGAAGTCATGTTATTATGCAATTCACCTAATGATTTAGCAGCTTCATTCCTTGCCCTCATTAACATAGCTATTTTTTCTAAAATAATTACCTTTGAAGGATCTGAAAAATAAACTTCTTTAGCTTCCTCAATTAGGTCATCACAAACCTTCATTACGGATTTAAATGATTTTTGTGCATTTTCATAATTTTCACGTATCTCTTCATCAGTGACAATGGCCAAATTTTGAAGAGAATGTGACACGGTGTTTAATGTTTTTAAATCTTTATTTTCCGGCACATCGTTAATTATTTCCAACGGCCTCACATTGAATTTATCTGTCATCGACATTGGTTCACCATTTATGGAGTCGGATTATTCACAGGAATAGACATTTTAATCACTGAACTTTCATCATCTGTTCCGGGAAAATCAGTTTGAGTTAATTGTTCATAATGTGGATCTTCTTTTGCTGCCTCTTCAGGTATCACATCCCATTGATCAATAAACCATGTTTCATTATGATTATCCATGTTTTTATAATTTAAAAAAATATGTTTAATCACACCCTGATCTTCAATAGGGGGATAAACATAAAAAGAAGTCATCATTGCCAATTCTGCTTCTAAAATTCTATTTTTACCAAATTCAAATGATTTAGTGATAGAAACATTGGACTGACTTAATGCAATTCTTAAATCACGTTTAATATTTAAAGCTGTGTCCAAAATTGATATGTTAATTGTTGGTCTGAATCTGGCAAAGATATTTTCAATAATGTTAAACATTTCATGAGCTTTATTTGCCATGATTGTTAAATGAAATACCATATTAACTGGAACACCATTATACATATATTGGCGAACATCCGAATCTTCAGGATCTTTTAAAACATATTTAAGTTGCTGATGGGTTTGTCTATTATCATCTATAGATAAAGAAAAACCTTCAACGGACAACCCCATTGCAGGAAAAATAGCTCTAATATCACGTTCTTTCATTCCTAATTTATTTTCTTCTTCATTTCTAACCGTTTGTTGAAATTTTGCAATCATAATATCTTTTCCAGCATTATACAGAGGAACCTTATAATGTTGAAAAGTTTCATCTGAATAATTTCTAGCAATTACAATATTATCAAATGTAGCAAATACAGATTTGATTACATTGGCTATAGTATTATGATACCAAATTCTAGGTTCACCTAACGAAGAATCCCACATTTAAATATCTCCAAAAAAATCTATTTCTGATGGGTCAATAACAGGCAAATTCACATCTTTAACATGTCTATCTATAACCTTATTATCACCATACTCATTAGTGGCTTCCATGTTTGGTATATTATCCAATTCACGGTTTCCTGTTTTAAATTGATCTCCGCCGTGGGCATATTTAAGGCATTTAAATTCATAAGCATAAGCTCTCCCACGATCATAAAATTGACTATATTCTGCTTCTACTGCGTGAACTTCAAACAAATCGTTATTTAAATCTTTACAATAAATCAAATCCCCTTCTTTGGGGACAAAATTTAATAAACCAGCTTGTCTTTCCGCTTCATAAGCTATTCTTTGTTTGGCACACTGAAATGAAGTTTCATCTAAATTCATGATACCAACAACATCAATAATTTCATTTGATCCAGAATACATATCTGAAGTTGTTAAATATAATCTTAATTTAAAAATTTTATGTTCTTCAAATACACTATACAAATCTTCACCGATAATTTCATCTATATTGACAAATGTTCTCGGTAAATAAATACATTCTACTCCAAAATGTTGTGCGGATTCATCATAAATTGATTCCCATAGATCCGTTTCAACAGTCTCTTGATTTAATTTAAATAACTGTTTTTCTTCAGATCTACCACAGCCACGATTGAATTTCATGAACCCACTCATTTAAAACTCCTATTGAATCCAAATTATAGGAGCTTGGCCAAGCTCAGTTAATTTTTCTTCCATTTCTTGGCGCTTCATTTGATACCTATGTAAAATTCCCTGACCATTCAAAACACCACCGCCAACAGTTTTGATGTTGTCGTATTTATTGATGTTTTCACCCCATTTTTCACCCAAACGGCAAATAGCATATTCTCTAAGCCATTCATGATTATACATATCGGGCCATTCATCTTCAGTATAATAAGCACGAACCAAAACCATCATTGTATCTAATCTATTAAATGTGTTTCGCCTATCGTGTGGTGAAAAAAACTTTAAAACATGAGACACTTCAGAAAATTCATAATCGGGAACCGGAACCATATTGTGCATTAAAGTTTGATAGTATTGTTCTGCGATAACATAAGGCGTAATCACTTGACCATCATGGCCACCTAATTTCATGGTAAAATTATGGCGACCAAACAATAAATACTCATCCGCTGCACCTGATCCAGACCGATAATTGAAAGTATAGCGTCCATGTAGCACTTCATCAACCGCAATAACTTTATCCGGCATAATATATCTACTAGAGTTGGGGTTTCGATCAAACGCTAAAACAACTCTTTCGGAAGCGTCATGATGTGATCTTTGAAATTTATAGATACTATCATCAATTACATGGCAGATTTGTTCATCCGAAATTTCTATATTTATAACACCATCACCGAGCATCTTTAAACAATACTCTGCAAACTCTTTTTTATTATGAAATCTTGACATGGTTCACCTATAATTCCAATTATCTATATCTATTTATAGATTCTAAAAATCTCTTAGGAAATGTTTTTGAACCCCAACATTCTTGATCATAATATCCCATCTTCCAAGCATAAAAAAAACTGGCACCTTCTTCTAAATATGCCCAAAATTTATTAGTTTCTCTACAAAAAATTCTTGCATCTGTATCAAAAATATAGGAATATTTAGCTATATTATATGTATTCAACTGAAATTTAGTTAAATCTACTTCAGCTTTATGACCCCAATATGCTAAAGATATTAAATAACCTTTATGAATCTTAATCATATTCATCATTTTTTCTGTTGGAAATTTATAATTTCTGACCACTTGACAAAAAGTTATCAATTCATCATAACTTAATTCATTAAATCTTTCTAAATCTTCAAGATATATTGGATCTAATTTTTTTATTGAAGTGAAATCAAACTTAGATTTAACTAAAGATTCTGATACAGGTTCAGGTTTATTGCCATAAAAAAGACCAGCACGTCTTGACAATTGATAATCATGGAGAAATGAATATGGCCTTATCTTTTTTAGGAATTTATAAACTTCAAATTGCTCAGGTAAAACTATTCTTGGCCGATATGTTTTAACCGGAATAATTATTTTTCTTTCTGGAAATAAAACATCAACCACTTCATTATCTTTTTTACTATAATTTTTAAAAATATAATAATTTAAAACACCACTCATTTCATCTCCAACTAAAAAAATAGGGGCCATAAAAGGCCCCTATTTCATATAATTTCTTTAAGAAATTAGTTAAAACCGATTTGATCCATGTCAGCAATAGGAAGATTGCGGAAATACAATTCCCCGCCATAGGGGTTTTCCAACATTCCGTAACGGGTACGGAAGGCCAGAATCGTATCAAATACGGTTTCAGGGTGTTTCGCTTCCCCGAAGGTCAGACCGATATAGGGGCAGTAGAAATAACCAGCATCAATAGGAGAAGTACCACGATAAGCAATAGTGGCATAATCAGATTCAGCAAAGGTGTCAGTGTAAACTTCAAATTCGCCCAATTTACCAGCATAAGTGTTTTCCAAAGAAAGAACACCATTGGTTTCAGCAAATTTAAATTCAGGAAGTTGTTTCAAACCAACCATTACGTCGGGAGAAAGCAACAGTCTGTTACCAGCACCACGACGGGTTTGAATTTTGATTTGCATGGCTTCACGGTCCAGTTTCATTTTAAGACCACGAAGTTTTTCCAAGTGCCATCGGCCATCGGAACCGCTATCAACACTATAAGAAGTCAACGAAGTGGCAGAACTGTTGATCAGATCAACTTGTTCACGGTTCATTTCAGCCATCAATTCAGTGGTAAGAATAGCAATCAATTCTTTACGAAGATCCAAAGACAATTGAGCTTGCAAGTCTTCTGCGGTTTCTGCAGGGAAGGTTGCTTTCAGTTTTCTTTCGTTGGCGGTCACGGGGGATTTCGTGGTGACAATGCCCATTTCTTGAATTTCTACACCAGCACCAGCATAAGTAGAAGTGTTTTCCGTACCAGTTACGTCGGTATAATCAGGAAGATTATCACCCCAAGAATAATTCTTGAAGAATCGGTTGTAACCAGCTTCAGAATCGAATTTAGCAAGTACGGAGCGAACAGCTTGACCGCCAGCAGCACCGTTACCAACAGACAAATCATTGATAGCATTGAAAGTAGCAGCCGTTGATTCTTCAACCAAAACTTTAGTTCCTTCTCGGAAACGTACAATACCAGTAGCATTAGAAACAGCCTGAGTCACATGACCAACAGCGGTAGCGTCAAAATCCCCAATAGCGGAGGTTTTATCAGGTGCCCATTCAGTAGCAGCATCCACAGAAGAAGACAACACAAAAATGATACCTTTTCCAGTAGCCAGACGTTGAGTACCATTGCCTTTGTAATGAGCTTTCAAGCTTACTACAAAACCATTGGGGCCAGCCATCGGCTGCGTACCCATGAAAGCAGGTGCGATCAATTGGGGAGCAAGACGACGAAACACAGGAAGAATCAATTTACCATAAGCACCAATGGTATCAGATCCGGTTCCAGAAAAACCAGTAGAATCCCACGGTACACCATAGTCTGAAGCTTCAGACAAAATTTGAGTTACTTCTTTGCCGCTTTCTTGGGCTTCGGCAAGGTAACGGTTAGCAAGTGACTTCACATTCAAAATGCCATCTCTAGCAGTAGTGGTCAGAACTTGAGACATCCACGCTTGAGTTTCAATATCTTGAATGGGTTGACCATATTTTTCTTCTGTTAAGAAGGCTTTCCACTGTTCCAAAACAGCATGGCGATCTTCAACAGGGGTTTGCAACCATGAATTATTAGACATTAACTAATCTCCTATTTTTTTTGCAAAAATTTTTGAAAGAAATCTGATTTATTGGCAACAGTAGATTTTTCAGATTCTTCTTGTACGATGACAGTTTCTTCTACTGATTCATCAATTTTCTCAACAGATTGTTCGGAATCGATTGAAACATTTTCATTAGAATCACTGTCTTTTTCCTCTTCGGTCAACCCTTCAAGGATAACATTGAATTTAAATTCCAAATCGGAATCCACATCTAATCCTTCAGCCAATTCTTTAAATTTAAGAGATTGTGCGTCGGATAAATTCTTAATTTTTTGTTCAACCATCAATTGAAATTTAGCTTCTTTCAGTTGACGGGAAACTTCAATTTTTTCATTTTTAATTTGATTAACAGACTCTTGGAGAGTTTCAATGGTTTTAGCCATCTCATCAAATCGTTTAACTTGATTTTCATCTAAGTTAATAGATTTTTGTTGAAATAAATCTTTAAGGCCATTGTAAAAATCTTCAACCAATTCGATTTTTGATTCTTT